TTTAACTATTCCTGTGATAGCACCTACTACTGGATCTGTTTCTGTGTAACTTGTTAAGAAACTTGTTCCTGTAATAGTAGCACCTGTAAAGTCTACACTTGTTGCACCAGTAAAGTCAACTGCACCTGTGAATGCCGGTGAAGCAGTTGATGTAGCATCTGTAATTCCATAACCTGCTATTGTAGTTGGTTTACCTGTAAGCGAACTAAATGCACCATCAAATGCATCTGTAATTCCATAACCTGATATTGTAGTTGGCGTAACACCTAGGTCTGCAAAATTTTCTACTGCATCGGTAATACCATATCCTGCAATAGTTGTTGGTGTGCCTGTAAGCGAACTAAATGCACTATCAAATGTACTAATAGTGTCTGTACCTCCTATGGTACTATTTGCTGGCAAAGTTACTGTTGCACCTGATGCTGTTATTGTTGCACTACCTAAATTAATACTAGTCCCCGACAAATATAAATCTTTAAATTTAAGTGTACTACTTCCTAAATCATATGCTTCATTTGTGTCTGGAACTAAACTTGCTGTAACAGTTCCTGCAACACTCGTTAAGTAAGAACTTAAATCAGGTGGAGTAAAAGTAAACTCACCTGTTGAATCATTATATGATAGTGCGGCTGTACCTGCACTTGCTGTTGATACACTTAATCCTGTTAGAGCAACTGCATCAGTGATACCATATCCAGATATTGTAGTTGGTGTTGCCGCAAGGTCTGCAAAACTACCTCCAAAAGGTGCAACAAATCCGTAACCTATTGCTGTCTTAACAAGTGTGTCTCCTGTATTACCACCTGCAACAAGATCTCCAATATCGTTTGGAATAATATTTGTAGTGTCTGTAAGATCACTTACATCTGCAGGTATTACATTTGTTGTGTCAGTTAGGTTGCTAACATCTGCAGGAATAATGTTGCCGTTATCTGTAAGGTCTCCAATATCTGTAGTAGTTGCATTCTTCCATACACCTCCTACATAAACTTCTAGATTACTTGAATCTGTATTAAAAATCATTTGTCCGTCAACTAATCCTGCTAATCCATTTCTAGCAACTGTGTCGTAATCTGGTGGAACTAATTTTGCGAATTCATTGACTGTTAACGTTCCATTTACAAATAATTGTGAACTACTATGTCCAATCTGAACATCACCACTTGATGTATCATAACCTATTTGTATATCTTGTCCGCCTGTTTTGAGTTGTATTGAACTATCACTGTACATTACAACACCGTTATTACTTACTTGTACATAATCTTGTCCGCTTATATGTTGTACATTTATAACGCCACCTGCGTTTATGTTTACGTCATCTTGTGTTGCAGTAATATCTATATCACCAGCACCTGGTAGTAACCAAGTGTTACTTTCAATTGGACCAACTAACTTACTGTTGTTACCATCAACAAGCGTTGTACTATCAGTTCCGCTTACAGTTCCTATGACGTCTGAAGTTATAGTGCCGCCACCAAAGTTTACACTGTTAAGTTGTTTTACGTCACTGTATAATTCTGTAAAGTTGTCATTAACTTTATCAAATGCTGTGCGGATTGGATCTCCGTCACCTTTATTTGCACTTGTTCCTATGTTTATAACTTGTATAGCCATTACACTTTCCCTACTACTATTTCTATTAAACCTTGTCCGCTATCAGTTTTGCTTTCTATTGCTTTACCAATAACACTACCAACTCTTGGATCATTGTTAACCATCGCATGACCTGCTATTGAACTTGCAACAAGTATGTCACCTGCATTTACTACGCCAATGACTTTACATTTAACACGACCTGTTAACGCAACTGGTGTGCTGTAATCACCTTGTAATTCGCTGTTCATTAGGTATGCTGGTTTATCGCTTACAACTCCTATTGTTCTTGTATCATCTTTAGTTGTGCTTTGTGTAACCTCTTTGTTTCCACCTAGCATTATTACAGTACCAACTTCATATTCTTTATCTGCTAGATAATTTTCAGCTAAGTCAGCATAACGAGCTTGTGTTGCTGTTCCATTAAATACTGTTGCATACACTGTATTGTATTTTAAAGTTGAACTACCAATGCTGTATGTGTTATTGACATCTGGTAATACGCCTGACGCACTAAACTTAAATGGTGCTTTTGTTGCCGCACCATCTGCAACTAGTAAACTAATTTCACCTGCATTAGTTTTACCAGTACCTGCGCCTAAAGCAATACCTGTAGAACCTGTGCCTTTTTCATTTGCCGCTTCTATAAATTGTGTGTAAATCCAATCTGAACTTAAACGTCCTTCATTAGCAAAGGTAGAATTTTGTTGCAAAGTGCTTTGCGTATCAGCACCACTGCCATCAATATCAATACTTGCACCAAACTCTGCTGTAATATCACTAGTACCTGTTGCTTCAAATATTGTAGCACCACCTGGTGTTAGCATTTGTATAGTTGTAGCCGCACCAGTCTTTGGTTGCAAAATAGTGTAACTATCCGCCGCTCCAACTATTAAACCAGTCGTTCTAATCTTACCATCGCTCTTTGTAAGAACTAAACTATCATTACCACCCGTAGATGAAATAGGAACTTCTGTAGGCGTTGCACTTGCACCGCTTATGTTACCCAATGCTGTTAAGTCTGCAATTTCTTCGATGTCTGCTAAGTCAACTGCACCACCTTTAAGTGTTACCCATCCGTCTGTAACATCGAAGTCATCAGCATCAAATGCCGCTAGTCCTAAATCAGCTTGTGCAATTCCAACTGCATCTGCTCTTGTAGTTGCGGCATTCATATCTAATTTACTTTGTGCAATTTCTGCCGCACTGTTTACATCAGCATTAACAATACTGTCATCTTTTATCATGTAAGCTACAGAAAAATAATCTTGTTCTGTAGATGTGTTAAATTCTACTTGACTATTACTTGCCGCTCTTCCGTTAGCATGTTCTAGTAATGGCGCAACACCTGCTTGATCACATATAGGAACTGTAGTTAAACCTGTTGTTCCTGTAATACTTGCACTTGTTATTCCGCCGCCACCGTTTACCGCAGTAATAGTTATAGTTGCATCATTTGCAGGAGAAGAACCTCCTGGGAATAATGTTCCTGGTACTGTAAATGTTTCATTTTGTGCGTAAAGAGTACCTGGATTTCCAATTAATTGAATTTCATATGCAAGTCCTTGTGAAATCCAAAACTGTGCATCTACTCCAGTGTTACTTACTTCACCGTTGTATGTAATAGCAGGTGAAGACAATCCTCTAACTAAATTTTTCTGTGTTACTGCACCACTTCCTGTAAATGCCGCTCCGCCAAATAGTTCATTGTAAGTTATTTTTATTGCGTTACCAATCACAGCATCAACTACTGTTTCTACTCTACGTACCCAACCTTTTGCACTTCCTGATTCAATAATTGAATTGTTGAATGTTGTTACAAATGGACCGTCTTGTATTGTAGTTGCATCTAATAATAATATTTTATTTCCTGTGAAATGTAATAGTTGTCCGTCATAAAAAGATCTATCAGCTATTGCACTATCTATTGACGGTTTCATTACCGCTACATCACGTAATAGATCTAAACTGTTAGAACTTGAAGCAACTTGATCTACATAATTTTTTGTAGCGGCGTCACTTCCTTGTGTCGGTGCACCTAAGTTATATATTTTGAAACTTCCTAAATTTAAGTTACCTATCATTGCTGTAGAACCGTCTCTAGCAACTGCACCACCACCAATAATATTACTTACTGCTAAACCATTATGATCCCAACCTAAACGTCTATTAACATATCCACGTACAGCATTTTGTGTTGGCACAATGTCTGAAGCATTTTGTGTCATACCGTCGTCAGTACTAAATTCAGCAACAACAACACCACGTTTAAAACCAATACCATCTAAGTTAGATAATGCAATACTACCTGCGAATGTAACTGTACCAGTTCCTTGGTCAACTGTAAAGAATCTACCTACACGGAAGAAACCATCTTGGTCAGTACTTACGTAGAATACTCTACCTTTATCACGTTCTTGTACTTCGTTTGCTTGTTGATTTTGTCTACCCTGTCCTAATAGTACTTGTGGATAGTTTGTTTGGTTGTAACTACCAGTACCAATGTCTAAGAAGTCATGTCCTGTTGCTCTTGTTAATGAAATTTGTATTGTGATATCACCAGGTGACCCTTGAATTAAACCACAACGCAGTGTATTAGATTGTGTACCACTTAACACTACACTACTATGAAGTCCTGGCGCATTACCTGTTTTGTTGTGATCAATATAACCATTAGGTGTGAAAGGATCACTTACATCTGTAAACTTAACAATAGCAAATCCGGCTCTTGGAATGTAATCTATTACTCTGTGTAATTTACCGTCCCAAACAAATATATGCCCGCCTGCTCTTAGTCTTTCAATATCTTGTATTTCTGTAAGTTCTTCAATAGCAATACCAACGTCACCTTTAGTTGCTCCTAGTGTAGCACCACCAAATCCTGGTTGTACTGCATCACTTGTATGATTTTCATCAACAATAATTCTTACATAGTCATAAGTTGCATCAACACCCATTAACACTTGGTTATCAGGCAAGTCATCATATGGATCCCTTGCTGTAAATGTAGTTGTTCTATATGTAAATCCTGGTTTTTCATCAAATTCAAACGCAGTACTTGGACGTATAGTTAAACGTTGTACGTCTAAAACATTATCAACAATAAATGTTTGGTTATGTCTATAAGTTACAAAGTGTTCTTCATCTAAAGCAGTTGTCAAACCATCGTTATCATATCCACTTGTAGCAGTACTAAATGTAAACTTAACAACTTGTCCATCAAAAATAGGAGTATTTTTTAATTCAACTATAGTACCACTTGCTGTAACAGAAGTAATTGCACCTAAACCACTTACAGAAGCTACTGTAATTGTACAATCATTAGTTGAAGTAGCACCATCTAATTGTGTACCGTCAACTACAAAAGTATCTCCTACTGTGTAACCTGTACCAGCTGATCTAATATGAGCAACATAGTCACCTGTACCTGTGCTATCTTTATTTTGTAATATTTTTTGTACGTCAAATTCTGCATTACTACCTGTGGCAGTTGCAGTATATGCCACATCAATATGTCCGTCTACCCTAAAATCTTTAACTGGTGCAACACTAGATACTTCATAACGTGACTTTGTTCCGTTTGGATGAATAATATCAATTTCACCACGCGACTGAGGTAAACTTTCTAAGTCAAATACATATAAATTAATTTGTTCTTGGTTTGCACTTAAAGCAGGGTTACTTACATCATTTGGCACACCAATTACAGTACTACCGTTAAGTGTACATGCACCAGTTGTATCAAAAGTACCTGTAACATTTTTTAGTGCAATTTTTTTACCAGCTGTTTCAAAAACAACAGTACCACTTGCACCACCTGATTGTGTTATAATTTGACCTTGTTCTGCTACAGCAGGCACCAAACCTATTGGATTAGTAAATTCTAAGAAAGTTTCTGCAATAGCAACCTTGGCATTTTTAACCATGTGATCACGTAGTGTTACAGCATCAGGAATTTCATTTGGATCACTTCCGTTAGCAACAAGCCCGAATTCACCGTAAGCATTTGAACCATTCAATGATCTAATCTCTGATCCATTGTTTGCATAATAAGCAGTCCAACAATAATATGTAAACTGTGATACCATTTCTGATAAACCACCGTTATTAACGACAAGTCCATAACCTAAGTCGTTTACCTGTGTAAAGTCATTACCTAGCATAGATCTTGCACCAGCAGTCTGTACAGTGATTTCAACTCTGTTTATAGAACTAACTGTATCTAAATCTACAGAACCGTATACAGTTCCTGTAAATCCTTGTCCTAAATTATTATTATCTGGGTTTGAACTTGGATCTAAGATTAGTTCTGCTGTACCATTTACTTGATCCCAATTACGAACAGCATTAACTTGAAAACGTCTACCTTCCATATAGAATGGAGCAGGTACTTGAGGTTTTCTAATAAACAATCCTTGTCCAGTTGGCGATTCGACTTGTATCACAAAATTATTTGTTTTGCCAACAACGTCCATAGGTAAGTTTCCTGTGAACGCATCAACTAACATACCACCTCTAAATGCTTGTCTGTTTAAAGATTGTGAAAAACTTGAACCTGTTTGACAGTATGGTGATTTAGTTAAAACTTGTCCTTCTGGATCAAGTACCATCATAAAGCCACCATGTCCTGTAACACTCAAGTTTCTAACAATAGTACCATCATTACACATGAATACATCTATCTGTCTATTGTTTTTAGGTGGATTGTAGCTTGCGTTGAAAGCAAAATTTACACAGTCTATCAACGAGTCAGCATTTGCATTAGCACCCGACTCTGTTGTTTTTCTTGTGTCAATAATTTGGTCTTGGCCACTCTGTAAACTGCTGAATGCTGTATTTGCAAGAATCGCACTTATATAAGTTTTTAATCTTAAAATTGCCGCACTTGTTTCATCTTCTTGACCAGACACTGCGCCTGCATAATACATACCTTGGTTACGTAATGATTCTTTACGTCCGCCTTTTTCTAAATCAGTAGCAATACCTCTCAAAATTAATTTCGTATCTCTTAAACATTTTGTTTGGCTATAAGTAAACGAACTTGTAAAAGGAGCAATATTTCCAGAAATCTGTGTGTTAATCCATGCAATTAATTCTGCCGCAATGTAATCAACATTATATCTTATTAATGCGGCCGCATTAGAAAATCCTCCTGGATTTGATTGTCCGAAGTTTCCAATATTAATATCTTGAGTTGGATCAACAAGATAATGTCTACCAAAGAATCCTATAGGATTACCTGTTAAAGGGTCAACATAACGGAATCCACCTGTTGGTAAGTTTGTGTCAGGAACACCTGTAATACTTAAATTAGTACCTTGTAGGTTATCAAACTCTTGATCTCTATAAAAGTACACGTTAGCCCAAGGTGATTGTGATGCTTGATTTTTTGGTCTAATAATTACTCGTCTAAATTCATCACCTTTGATAGATACGTTAGCTGGTAATCTTATCGGGAAGTCTTCTTCATAAGTACCTGATTCTACTCTTAAACTTATTTGTCCAAATTTAATTGTATTAGCGTACTCTAACTGTTCACCAACTATAAATTCAATAGGTTCTAAAAGTTGTAATTCTAATATGTCTGTATCGACAGGATTAGTATTATTTAAATTTTCACTAAGATAATCAATTACTCTACCTATAGCACCTGATTCTTTACCACGTACAATTTTACCAGGAAGAATATCAGTATTATCCGGATTACCTTGGTCTACGAAATCATTTTGCACACCGTTAGGCATAGTAATTTTATAAGTGCTTCCATCAATTATAGCAGGTGCTTTGAATACATCTCCATCATCTATTATGTCAGTTACAATATCAAATTTTGCATCTACTGCCGCTCTATCAGTAACTGTAGTTGAGAGAGATAAATTTATATATTGTGTAAAAAGTGTATTGTATGTTTGTGAAGGTTGTGTATTTTGCAATACTAAATTTGTTAAACCTTTTGCAAAGTTGATTGCCGCTTTAGTTTCTGTTCTTTGTGTAGTTCTTGCCGCAATAGCACTAGCATTAGCATAATATCTTATACCAGCTCTTCTTGATAAAAAGTTAGCATTATCTCCTGAAAGAACATCTAACTTCACTGCTTCATAAATTAATCCAACATCACGTTTACATATTTCTTGATTGTAAACAAAGTTAGGATATGTTGCATTAACAAATTCTATTGTTTCTTCTAATATAAACTTTTTGTTTTCATCAAATAGTGTACGTAAATTACCTCTACCTGATGGAATAGTTTTTACATCTGCCGAAGTTACTGTAACTGGAGTACTGAAACTACTATGTGTGATTGTTTGTGCATAGTTTCCTAATTCAAATTTTGCCGCAATTTGTAATTCTTCAGCTTTACGTGCCGCCGCTCCTATTGATCTAAATGCATAACTAGGAGAACGTCCTACTTTACCTGGACTAGTTACTTCTAATCCATCATCACCTGATGTGCTTACATATAAATTTGTACTAGATGTTGTTTCAGCTTGATCAACATATAGTTTAGTTGCAACTTGTAAATCATCTGCCGCTAATGGAGGACTTCCTGCAAGAGCACCTGGATGATCATGTGCATATAAAGCGCCTGTCATTCTATCACCTTGACGTCTTACTATTGCATCACGAGGAAGTGCTTCTGTCTTTAAATAAAATCCTTCTAAATCTGAATCGTATTGTGTATCAGTAAGTGTATGCGTACTAGGTGCGACAGTTCCTGATATTAAAATATTATTTGTACCAGCTAAAGCATCAGCTTTGGTACTGTGTAAACTTATAGTATCATTATCAATTACATTAATAAAGTAAAGTGTATCATCAGTTAGTCCACCTAAAGAACCGCCAACTGTTTCATATTTGTACTGAACACCATTACTTGCTCTATCTAATCCATGACCTGTAACTTGTAAATTTTGTGTGCTTGTAACACCAGTTATGTCTAATGTATATTCGCTTGCATCTGCAGGTTCTGAACGTACTCCGCCCATTTTACCTGGTTCCATTGCCTTAGCGTATCTTTGGTCTGTATATTGTTTGTCTGGAACTAGATCGTGTATAGTAAAGTTACCGCCATACTTTGTAGTGAAAGCACTGGCTGTAGCATCAGTAATACTTACATTACCTATTCCGTAACTGTCTGCATTTAGATGACCTGCTAATTGTGGATCTGGATCACCTTGTACCTTTGTTCTACCTGCTTGTACTAATAGTTTGCCGCCTAGTGTAACGTTGAATACTATTGTATCATCTAACGGATCACCTGTAACAGCACCGTCTGAAACTAATTCTAAAAATTCAATTCCATCTTCGCCACTTTTGACTGCTAAAATTTTATTGGCTTGTCCTGTATAACTTCCTGGCACATCACTTAATGTGCTAAAAGTAATTTGACCTCCTATACCAAAGACAGCATATACTTCTTGGAAGTTTTCGTTTACCTTACGAAAGGATTCACGAATACTATCACCGGTACCGTCGTTACCTTCTACGCCAATATCAATTATTTCTCTTGCCATTTTTTACTCCAACTAAGCAGGTATGGTTAATTTATCCATATCAAAGTTCACACTTACTCCACAACCGCATGAACTTTGAGCATTTGGATTACGTATATCAAACATACTTCCAAATACTTCATTTTTATAATCAAGTTCTGTTCCAACTAAGAACATAATACTTGTAGAATTAATTACTAAACGTCCTGAACCTGTTTCTATAATTTCGTCTCCCTGCTCTAATTCACTTTCATTTGTAAAACCCCAGTCATATTCAAATCCAGCACAACCACCACCTTTAAGGTTTAGGCTGACAGCCCAGTTTCCTGTTTCTGTACATAATGTGTTGATTTTGTTTTTTGCTGAGTCAGTTAGAGTCATTATAGCCATTGTTCACCCCGTTGTTATACATATTTACCATATTATTTTATAATCTTAATGTAAATATACTTATGTTTATAGAAGAATTTAAAGTAAAAGCCCGGCATAAACGAAAAAGTAAATGCGGTAAGTCACACGAATATACCCGTATTAAAACGTTCTTAAAGTTACAATGTGATAATTGTGGATCTTTGTTTAATAGAACAAAAGGAAGTATGGATCCTAAAAGGCTTAATAATACATATTTCCATGTTTGTAGTGCTTGTGATAATAAAAAGTTTGCACAAAAAAAGGGTGTAGAGCAGAAGCAGAAATGGAACTACTCAGCAAGCAGTTCCATTCCAATTAGTAAGTTATAATTACTCAGACTTCCAAATAGTCCAAGCACCATATGCTATTGCAACTCCTGCCGCAATTTTAGCTATTGGCGCCATAAACAACACCATAAGACCTAGTGCAACTAATGCCGCACCGTCCCAAGATGTACGTTCTTTCATTCTTTTGTTTATCCATCCTTTAATCATAATATACCTCCTTAAAGTATGCCATCGGATTTAACAGAGCCTAGTGGTAGAACTTTTCCTTGTTCATCTGTAACTATTTCTCCATTAATGGTTCCTGCCATCATTTTACGTCCATTACTGTTTACATATAAAGTGGGTTTGATTTCTTTACCGTGCCATGTTCTTTTTATGTTACGTGGCTTAGGACGTCCTGTTGGCGCTTTGTATCCTGCCATAAATCTCCTTTGGTTATATATTTATTGTAGTGATCTAGCAGTTTTATGCTCGCTAAATTCTTTGCCTTAGATTCAACCATAATATCAGCAGAATCCCAAAAACTTAATGCCCAGTCATTAACAGCATCGTTCCACATGTAGTCTGAGTGTGCTCTAAGTTTTGCTTTTTTGTAGCCTTGTTCAAGTAAAGAATTCATATTGGGTAAAATTTTTGTATCATGATTTACTAGCAAATCTTCTCTTGATACAGAATAATGTATCACAGGTCTAACACCACGCCAACTTTCTACTATGCGTAAAAATCTATCGTCGGTTGGTAAAATATATTCGTTTGAATTGACCCAGTGATGGTGTATGTCGAGAACGAGGGCACATGTTTCGACCAACTCGAGGCTCGCCTCGATGCCCCATTTGTTTTCATCGTTCTCGATGGTAATTGTATTTCTCGCCTCCGGAGATAATCTTTTGTTGACTGCGTGTTTGATACCGGCTGGACCCTGTCTGCCTGATATATGGACGTTACATTTGAAGTCTTGGAACGATTGGCCATAGCCCATCCATCTGATGCAATTAACATGATATTCAAACTCCTCTATCGATCTTTCGACAATGTCTTGGTTGTCGCTTGCAAGTACAGTAAATTGGCCTGGGTGCATCGATAATCGGACATCGAGGGCTCTTGCCTGTCTGCCAACGTTCGCGAAGTTTTTTTCGCAGTACGCTTCAACATCAGGCTTACGCCAAAAATAAGACCAAGTAGGCTCGGTATAAACAGGAAGCACATCGCTACCAAGTCTAACCATACGTAATTCATTAGGTAGTCCTCCAACATAGGTAATAAGGTTCATGTAAGATTGAATGTTATGAACCATGATATCCCACAAGCGTTGCTCTGCTACTTCTCTTGTTTGTCTATTAAGCCATGCAACAGTTGTGCTTCGAGTATTTAGCGGTCGCTGAATTTCTTCTAGTAACTTTTTCTTTTGTGTTTGATCTGGGTGCATGTACTTACATGCAAAACCTATTCTCTTATGCATATTTTGTATTAAAACTCACTGTTACTCTTGTTTGTGTTTCATTATCATCTGTATAGTGTTCTAACCAACTCGGAAATAATATAAGCTCTCCTTGTTTACATTGTACACTATGATGGGCCTCTGTGTAAAGAGTTTCTTTTACCAAAAACTCGTGCATTCTATACATACTCAAAGGTGATTTAAACTTTAATGGTGTGCTATCTTTATCTGCAATAGGGTAAAAAGCACCACTAACTATACTAAGTTCATGCCTGTGGCTTTTTACTGCACCGCCAACACCTACCCTATTCATCCAACTATTACTAATTACACAGTTTTTAACACCATATGAAGTTGCCCATTCATTAACACAATGCTGAAGTGCATCTTTAAAATCACCAAGTAGTAAATGATCTAACCAAGCGTTACCTGTCTTTTCGCTGTAAGAACTTTCGCTATCTTTCATTATCATATGATAACTTGTTTTTGTTTTTTCAACAACTTCTAACACTCTGTTGTAATGTGGATGTTGACTTAGGTCAAACTTCATTATTAAAGTAGGAAAGATATCTTGTGTATGTTTTTGTATTATCATAATTTTTTATATCTTGGATAATCAGTATTAAAGCTAATTGTAATTCTATTATCACATGTAATTTTAGGCACAAAGTGTTCTAACCAACTAGGATATAATAGTAAATCATAATTTTCAACTTCTTCAAGATGAGCATAAGAATAACTGTCATTCCTGTTGTTGATTTTTTCATACATCCTATATGGAATAGTTGGATTACTAAATGCTAATCCGTGACTTCCTTCTGGCATGTTTAAAAATAGTGTACCACTTATTACACTTCCTTCATGTCTGTGTCTTTGTACTCTACTACCTTTATTCATAATAGTAAACCAACTATCAAATAATTCTAAAGGTTCAACACTATTGTAGTAACAAAACTCACTTACACATGACAACATTAAACTTTCTAGTTCTGGATACTTGTCTAGGAGATAACTTCTTATTCTCCAATCTTCTGCAAAACTTGTTTTCGCATCTCCTTCAACTATATCAAGTTCTCTACTTTCATATTCTTTTACTTCTTGTTTTAACATTTCCCAATGTTCATATGAGTCTTGTAATTTAAATTTCATAATATTAACAGGAAATAAACTTGTTAATTTTTTCTTCAAACCTTTATTGTTTTGCATTAGTACCAATTCTCCTTACACCACGGATCAACACAATTATGTGGATTAGGTTCTCCGTGAAATACTGCTATAGCAGTATCATCTAAAATATCAGGTCGACCAGGTGAAACAAAGTTTCTTACTCCATTTACTCTTTGCATAGGTGCTCTTTTACGCATTTCCCATTTATAACTTTGTAACCAATTATCTGGCCAATACTGATAGTCTGTTTTAATCATATGATACAACCAGTCTTGGTCTCCGTGAAATTTTTTACTATATTGCTCAGGTGCTTTCATAAATTCTTCATAGACGTATGGATGTTGTCCAGTTTCTAATCTAAAACAACTGCTGTTAAATTTGTGATAACCTGGTACATTACTTCTATTGAAATCTCTAATAATACAAAACTTGCCTGGTTGATATGTGAATAGTTTGTCTATGTTTCTAAATATAATTACATCTAGGTCTAAATAAAGGACTGTACCTTGTATAGGTAAGTCACGATCGAAAAATCCTGGTTTATGCCACCAGCCTGAAACTTTACGTCTTGGTAAAGGTTGCACTCTAATATTCTTGTCTAAGTCTGCAGGGTTTTCTGTAAAACATACAAATTCAAATGGAAGTGTTAAATTACGCTTCGCCATAAAATATAATTTGTTGACATATTCTGCAGAATATTTGTTACCATGTTTGAGACAAGCAATATATCTTTTTGAATATGGTTCAAAACCTTTAGCCCAGCGATCTTTATTGACAACAGGATCTCTTTCAACAACTTGTGCTGGAGGAGGATTTGTTGTAACAACTGCCTTAGGTGGATTTTCAACTTTAGGAACCTGAAGTTTTTCTTTGACTCCTGTTGATTTTTCTCTTGCCTTACGTGCTTTCCGTTGTTCTTTTGATTCGCCAGGATAATACTTTTTAACCATTTATTCATTATGCCTCATAGATAGCAGAGTTTGCACCATGTTCAGCACATTCACAACTTACACACCAACAACGTCCATCGGACATTTCACGAACTAGTTTATCCGCAAAGCGCCATGCATGTTCTGCAAACTTTTCTGCGCCTACTCCATCTAGTTGTGTAATTTGTGCTAGTCCTTTTGTTTGAAGTAATAGTAATTCGTCTTTCATCGGATCATTTATATCAATTACTGTTTGATGATCAAATGTATCTTCTAACCATTTTTTAAGTGGCTTTAGTCCACCAAAGTCTACACACCAGTTACGATGATCTAATTTGTCACAGCCAAATGTAAATTTAAATTGTAAACTGTAACCATGCAAGAATCTACAGTGTGAATGATCTGCATGTGGTTGACGGAACACTGCTGATAGACCAATGTTGTGTCCGTATGTTTTAGTCGATAAGTATTTTGCCATATGTTTTCTCCTAATAAAATACGGCGGCAGAATTAGAAGGGTTGACGCCAAGTCCTATATATTATGTATTATACGATATATTACTTATAAAGTCAAGTGAAACATTTGGGTGATTCCAGACTTCTGGTAAATTCCAACCCTTTTCTTGGTATATTTTGAAACTTTTTTGTGGATAGATAGACATTAGTTTTCCAATTTGGTATATCCAATATCTAGGATCAATCGCTCTGTGGTCGCTTTGGTTGTAATTTTGTGTATCTTTATAAACATTGTTAATGTTCTTATTTTTACTATGTAAATCAAAACCCAATAGTTCTATGTAATCGCTTTTCAAGCATGCCAGTAAAACAGCATAAGGCCCGCTACCCCAATGAAAAGGATCATCAGGCCTTTGGTCTCCTTTATATGGTAACTTTGGAACTTTATTCATATTAGGATATGCTTTAAATTCATGCCACCAGTCATCACGTGTATAAATTTGTGCTGGATACTTTTTGGTAATTGCTTCTCTTGCCATTTTTCTATCAACACAAATTAAATAGTCAACTACACAATCTCTTAAGATTGCATTGCAACCAATTTTGTCTCCGTTGATATTGTTAATGTCAATACCTATACGACTTTCACCATTTCCAATTACAAGCATATAGTATTTACTTTAAGTCGTCTTTTACGTCTTTAATATCTTTTCTTAAACTAGCAAATTTATTGACTGTTTTTTCTAGGAAAGTAGTCAACCTAACTATTGTAAACATTGCCCACCACCACCAAAAGCCTGCAAGAGCAACTCCGATAGTTACGAAGCAACTTAAAGTTTTGTTAAAGTAAACATCATGACCTAGATACCTTTCAGTCATTATCCATACAAGCATAGTAATAGGTATTACACTTGCTACTGCTATCCAAAACTTTGATTGGGTTAAGATCGACTTTAATTTCATTTAGTTACCTTTTAAGAACTTATAGTGCCAAAAGGTTTCCAAATACCAGGGGTTCCTTCTCTAATACAAATCCAACCTACATATCCAGTTGGCTGTGGATTATTATTCCAGACCATATCTCCTAAATTATAACTACCTGTACTAGGTGCTGACGAGCCACTTTGCATTTTTTTACCTTCTACTTTAATAGGACCTGAAGTTGATAAACTGACGTCGGCGTCTAAGTTTGTTACTCCAACTCCTAATTTGCCATGTATGTTTACTGATGCATTGTTTGCACCTTGTGTACCCACAACAATATGTCCATTTGCTTTAATAGTTAATCTAGTTGTGTCATCAGTGATCATGTGCAAATCACTATTTGTCCAGTTTCCTATTCTTATACCTTGTGCTGATTCACCGTCAATAATAAATTCACTATCTAGTGCATCATTCAATATACTAATAGTACCGTTTGGTGATTCTGTTCCTAAACCAAGCCTATTTGCACTTGCCTCCCAAAATAGAAAGTCGTCAAATTGAACATTGCCGTTTACAGTAAGCTCGTTTAACACTCCTAAAGAATTAAGATTACTATTAATAATGCCAGTACCTAAACTGTTTTCTGTAATTACAGGAACAGTACCAATACTAAAATATTTTGTTCGTGCTAAATCTAAATGCTCACTGACAAAAATCCTATCTGGATTTTCGTAATACATTAATTGTTTAGAATATTCATTTGAACGCCAAATTAGACCTTTTCCAGAAGTTTGTTCCCCTACAAATTCTAAGCTCTCTGCTCTTTCCGCTCTTATGTCAGCAGTAAGTTCGTCAACATGTAAAGTTTTTGCAGTTAACGCTCCACTTACATTTAAATCACCAGCCACTGTAGCACCACCTGATATAGTATCAACATCAATTGCATCTACTGTAATGCCATCATCGTTTATTAATACTATCATGCGTGTTGCTTGATCGCTAATTCCTCTACTTGAAAAATTAGTAATCATGCCGCCATGGATTTTATTTCCACTTAGACTACGGTCATTTATTTCTGGTGCCGGACTAGGTGCATTAGTTAGATCAACTATTGCTTTCCCTAAAGAATCTAGGCTATTATTAAGATCTTGTGTGCTCATGTAAGTATTTATCAGTTTACTTTAAGAAGCACTGTATCTGGATTACACCTACCATTTAGTTTGGTATCTGTGGTTTTGATATCATCCATAAACTTACGTAATTTTACTTTGCCTGAGTCTTTGAATTCTTTTAATTGTTCGGCTGGTTTACGAAGGGTTTTCTGTATACTTAATTTTTCATCAAATCCTAATATACTAGTTCCTTTCACTGACAGACCTGTGCCTTCACGTTGTTGTCCGAGAGGATCAATATTACTAGCAACGTATTTTCCTATCTTCCTAGTCTTAACATTGAATACCCAAAGCTCATTTGCTTTGATAATGTTTTCAGGAGATACACTTGTAACTTGATACTTGTTATCTACTTTACAATATTTTAACTTTTCAACAAGTTTATCTGCACTTTTAGGTTTACGTTTAGGTGGCTTTCTATTTGCTTTTGCTTTTTCAACAACAAATTGTAATTCCTGTAAAACAAAATTAACTGCTTCTGTATAAATTTTAATTTGTTTCTTTGATAAATGACTATAACCTTCTTTTAATTGATCCCACTGATCAGCTTCTACTTCATCCATTTTTTTAAGTTGCCCAGCAGTAGGCATTCTTTCTAGTTCTTTGTAGTCATCTAATAGCCTATCGTATAATGGAATCATTTTGCGAGCATGAGCTCCTGTAACATTTTGTCCTTGTACAAACTTTTTAAAATCAAATCCTTTTGCATCAAAGTTATCTGGATCTTCAAGCCATTTATCTAGCCATTCATCTATATGCTCACTCATTGCAAGTGCTTGTACTTGTAATCTTTCTTGTATACTTAAAGGAGGAACTTCTTTTGCTTTCTTTTCCGCAATTTCTTTTCTATCTTTCAGTGCCTGAGCACCTTCAGTCATTGCTACCTCTAATCTTTTTCTAATAAATTTTGATGCAGGTTGTGTATTGCCCATTGTGCCAGGAAGTGTTTGCCAGTATTCATCTTCTTTAGGATTAATATCAGGCATGCCTGCTAATAACATTTTACAATTAATTGCCGCTACTACACTTATACAATAAGGTGGTGCCGCTTTTGCTAACTTTATTTGTGCAGAAGTGTATTCTTGTGTTTTCATCCACTCAAAAACTGCTGGCCATAAATCTACAGGTTTAAAGTTTTCATAATACCAAGCATTTGTTGCCTGCCTAAAGCGATGAAACTTTTCTCCACTCCATTCTTCCCAACCTTCCCAACTAGGTGCTACAAGTTTATTGCCACGCTTTACTCTAACCGCGGCTCTAGGTGGTCTTTTTTTAGTTCTTTTTGGGATTGCCATATTGATCTCCTGCCAAATATTGTGTCAGTATATAGCCGTCAAACACAAAAGTCAATGATTATTGGAATTTTTTCTTAGTTTGGAATATATCCTTATATCTACCGTCTGCTAATTTAGTTTCTTCTTTTATATTAGCATTTACCGAAGTCTGCATTTTCCATTCCTCTCTTTTGAACGGAATGATTTGAATAAGTGGAGTACCTTCTTCTATAATAATAGGTTCGTCAGAATGTAGGTAACCAGGAAATTGTACAGGAATGTCGTGTTTATCTGTATCGACTATACCCGGAAACAATGTAATGTTTTTATTAAAAAAGAAAAAAGGTTGCATAAACAAGCAACTGTAACCAGGTGCTGTTTTTACTGTCCATCCATTGTTTATTTTAGTCCAATGTTGTTTGCCCGATACATTTACAGGACACATCTTCCAATGATGAACATCTGGTTGTAGTTGTATGTGACTTTGAGCATTTATACCTGTGTATCCGCCAGGCTCGTCTTTAGGATAAAGTGTTAGACTAAAAGGGTTTCTAATAATGTATCCGCTTGTAAGTAAATCTGTTACAGGCGGACATTGTTTTATAGTTGGAATAATTGGACCATTAGGATGTAATTGTGTTTCCTGTTTTGTGTTTTTATACCAATCTGGTACTAACTTTTTTGCAGGTACTACTGGCCAGTTGTCGTGGATTTCTTGACTACTTGCAATGAATTCTATATCCATTACAGTTTCTCGCCAGCTTCGAATCCTCTGAAAGTCTTGAACCTAGGAAAACGCAAACTATATGTTTCTGAGTCTTGCGACTTTGTACGAGCATCTGCTCTAATCTCAATTAACTGACCAACGAGATCAGCACGTTGAGTCCAGAACTCATCACGTTGAGCGTCAGTGAAGCCACTCCCACAGTTAAGGCGATAATTGTATCCATCGTCTTCTCCTTCTACTATTACGGCACCTAATCTTCCTTCGTTACGTCCAGTGCCTTCCTCGACGTCAACGACTTTTAGTGTAATTTCAATAAAAGGTTTTGCTTTCAACCAACTATGTGTTCTTTTACATTCATAGGGTGCATCAATGTCTTTGATCATAACACCTTCATAACCACCGTCTACAGCCGCTTTATTAAGCTCTACAAAGCGTCTATTGCCTTCAGTAGTACTAAGGTCTACCTCTTCCCATTCTAACGCTTGTACGTGCTTTAAAACGCTTGCATTTTGCTCTACCCAAGCCTTAACTGCTTGACTCCTAAATGACTGCGATTTATCCCAAATACCTTGTTGAAAATTTGTTAGGGGACACATATCAAATAAATGCAATACTGCATCATCTGATTGCTTACCATCTTTTCTATGAACTTGTTTCATAAGGTCTTGAAAGTTAGCACTCATTACTTCACCATCTAATACAAGATCATATGGTGCAGGCTTTTGTGCAATCACTTGTTCAATTTCTGCAATAATATGCCCAAAGTTATGAAACTGCTTACCATTACGTGAAAACATTTCTACTTTGTTTCCACGTATAATGGTAATTACTCTAACGCCATCTAACTTAATTTCAATTTGTTTCTTACCTACCATTTTCTTTTCATGGTTAGCACTATCATGTGCAAGTGGACAAGTAAATGTAGGAATAGCATATTGTGGGAATTTCTTTGCAATTTTGTTTACAGTCTTTTCTGAAACACCACAACGTAAATCTTTAATTAGAATACGTCTATAAAACATATTCCATTGCTCAACAGTACAAGAACTTTTTACAAGATTAATTGCATCTCGTGCCGCATGACCTGTTAACTCTCTTGCAATAAGTTTATCTGCAAGTTCTTTAAACACTGACCATTCACAGCCTTGTCCAGCCCACTCACTATCAAGTTCTGCAACTTGTTTTACTCCAAATGTGACAAGTGGATCAAGTGCCATTCTTACACCTTCAAAGAACTCATCTAGTCCTTCTTCCATTGCTTGTTGGATCACTGCTTCTTTTGCCAAACGTGAATTGTCTGCTTCTAATTTTTCTATAATTTGTTGTGGTTGTGTTCTCATGTTGCCCTCTTTTGTTTATTGTTTATATAATATAGCATCATAAAATCTATTTGTCAATACAAAAGTTTGTAGTTTGGACATCTTTACATTTATTTCCTAAACCTAAATTGTCAACAAACAAAGTTCTAACACCCCGATTTGGAGATTTGCTAACGTAACTATTGTATAAACCTGTCCTCATACTTAGATGTTTTATATCTTTTCTGTACATCTGTCCTTTAAAAGTAAATGCTGGAGTTGGAATACTATTGATATAGATGTGCATAAATCCTTTATCTGGATCTTCATAAAATCCAAAGTGCATTGTTAGATCAATCCATTTGCCAAAAGCATCTTTATTAGCACCAAAGTGTCTTGCAATAATATAATCTTTATGTCCTCCACAAAAAACATCACCATGTCTGCTCATTGCAATACCTTGCTTTTTAATAGTAAGCATTGCTAATACAAGATGTTTTCCTTTATTACAACTTTTATGTTCTTCTCTCTTGTGTGTGTTACTAGGTACCTTTGCCATTAGTTGCCAAATACTATATCTAGTAGGCCATAATACATCTGTTTCTTTAGGTACATAAAAAGATACTCTGTACCACTGTTCTTTATTTTTAACATTCACATAATCTGAAAATAGTTCTGCTCTTTCTCTATCATGCTCACAATCCCAATCATAACATTCTCCTGGAGCAACTTTAAATTGAATACTTTTATTACCTACAACACTAAAATTACTAACTAATATTTGGTCACCATTTTTAGGATTTGTATTACCATGTATTTTCATACTAGGCATTGTATTATCTTCTTTAATTGCTTTGTTAATATTTCTTATATCAATTTTATCTGCATAAGCATTTGTAAAAATAAACAAAAATGCAAGTGATAATAAAAATTTCATTTTATACTCCTAGGTAAAAATTTACAAGTCCCATAATTAATACAAATGTAAGTGTACCATTAAGCAAGATAAGGGCTCTATCATGCCAAAGCATACCTACCCAAAACCATCCACATGTTCCTAATACACTAAACCATAAATCGTATTCATGTACGCCTACACTTCTAAACACAACTGCTGTCAAAATTAATGCACTTGAAAGCCATTTTATATACCAAGAAAGATCACCTTTTGGAGTAATCTTTTTGTACACTCTTGTACTGTTTAGTGCTTTAATTTTATCGTCTAGTTTTTCGTAATATGACATTACACTAATTTCATTAAAATTATTACTTGTAATACTAATACTGCAATAGGAACAATAGTTCTTACAAGTTCCATAGTATGATTGTATTCATCAAGTTTTCTTTCTAGCTTGTTTCTTTTGTATTTTTTAGTCATTGTTATCCTTATTATTAACAGTATTATAGTACATTTTTTTGGTTTTGTCTATACTGTTTGGACAAATTCTTCGTCAATATACCGTTGTAATTCGTGGTCACCTACATTTTCGGGCAACTCTTTTTTGTAAAATAGGCGATAACTATCACTACCGTACTTTCCAATACCATAAAGTTCTGTGGCGTCTTCTCCGTCCCAATCACCAAATTGTTCACTCATTCTATAAAGCCGTTCTGCTCTTACTTTACGCATACCTAAAGGAGCAATCACTTCTTCTATTCGCTTTCG